CTACTTTAATAATTTATACTCATTGAACGTGATCACTTCTTCCCCTACCCAACTATTAATCTCTTTCAATCGTTCTTGCAATGGGATTATCTCATTAATAAAAAACACTCGCGTTGCCTTTTCAACGTCACCAAAGCCTCCAGTATTATTCGGCACAATTCCCATTAGTTGCGGTGGCACACGGTGCGCGGCTAACACATCATCACGGCTTGCATTCTTAATATTTAAGAAATCATCTTTGGCGATAGCATCAGATAATGGAATAACTTGCATCCCATCTTTCTTCCCATTTGGGATATACACAAACAAATTCTTAAAGTTGCCAGTGCCCTTGGTTTGTCTGATTTGCGTTTTGATTGCTTCAATATCGTCTTGGTTCTGTGTTGGGTCGGTCATGTAAATAATCGAACCCGCATGCGCACCATTCAGATAATATTTACGGCGGAACAATGTGGCACTTTCATTTAAAAAAGCAGATTGAAGTGCGGCCAAATATTCTGGCACACCATAAATCTCTTGATTCACATCGGGATTAATCAAGTTAAAGACAGAACCTTTTTTAAATTCATATTCATCAAATCCATTCACAATCTGATAAAACACGCCAGCTTCAACACCGACACGCATATATTTAGCAAGAGGGGATTTTAACGAGACAACCTTACCAAACGAATTTACAGTTTTCTCAATATAAGCATTGCCAAATACTAAGTAATCTTGCACCAGTTTTTCTAATTGGGTACGAGGTAAAAGTGCGGTTGTTTTGCACGTTGAAAGTAAAATGTTTTTCTTCACCGTAATCGCACTGTTGTGATGGGCTGAGGCATTTAAGGCTTTAGCCAAGTAACTTAAATTAATTGGCGGATTGTAATATTTTTCATACATCACCACGCTTTCGAAATAATTCAGTACTTCTGCACGGTCAAGCACTGGAATAGGTTCACCAAAGCTAAATGCCTGTGCTTGATTTCTAGTAGAAAGTGCGGTGGATTTTTTTGTGTTTTTGCTCATTGGGTTATCCTATTCAAAGGTAAATATTGTTGATTTGTTGCTTGATACATCGCCGCCTAAACCATAAGGCACATTTAAAATACAGTTCATGATTGCCCATGATAAATCGCCGTGGCTTGCATCTTCCGAACGGTCTGAAACATAAGTAATTTTCCCTGTGCCAGTAATGCGTTTTTTCACCGTCATAAAACTACTCACGATGTCATTGTCACCACTATCAAATTTAAGGCGACGTTTTTGAATTAAGTTTTGTGTTTTTAACACCATTTCATTTTTAAGATCGGCGTTATACTCTAAGCCCTGCGCCATTGGATAAAACTTTCTCACTTCCTGATAAACGCCCGACCCCATCCCCGTTTTATCAATCACGATGCGAGTTACATTGTAATCATCACAAAACTGCTTAATGCGACTTGCTTGTGTTTCGTAATCCATCCCGTGAAAAGTTTGTTTATGTAAAACGCGATAATCGCCTCCTTCCACTTTCGGCGGTGCAACAATCACTAATGCTGCACGGTCGCCAGTAAAAGCAGGGTCATAACCTAACCACACTTCACGATTGCCAAATGGTCGTTGATAATCTGGCTTGTAATCATGCCATTCTTCTAAGCTATCCACTTGGCAAAGTTGCAAGTCCGAAAACTTGAAAGCAGAACTGTTATCATCGGCAAATTGACACAAAAACAATTGTTCAAATTCTTCTTTGCTGTTTTCTGCGATTAGGTCGTCAATGTTGAATAGATTACACCCACCGTCCATTGCATCATAAATACTCACAATCTGTTTCCATTGCCGGTCGGCACAAAGTTTCCCACTCTTTAAGTTTGCGTGAGAAATATCGATTTCGATTTTTTCTGATTTCGTACGATTGCGATTAAATGCCTTGCCTGAAAAGAACGCATAAGCAGGGTGTGCAATCGTGGTTGGCGTTGAAAAATAAGTTTGGCGATACATCTTTTGAGCCGCCATACCTGACGCAACCTTACGCATCACATCAAATTTAGGCACCCAAAACACTTCATCGAAATACAAATTGCCGTGGTAGGATTGAGCCGTAGCGGAGTTCGTGCCAAGGAAAATCAATTCTGCCCCATTTGGCAATTTGATGGTTTCGCCTTTTAAATCTACATCTGCCGTTTGCTTGGCGTAATTCACAATGTACGAGCGAAACTGTAAGGCTTGTTTTTTACTGGCAGATAAGAAAATTTGATTATGCCCCGTCGTCAAAGCATCAATAAAGGCTTCGTGGGCAAAATAGTACGTCGCTCCGATTTGTCGGCTTTTTAAAATATTTCTGATTCGATGTTCTTTCGCCTTGTGCCAAATTCGCTGATAATTAAACATTCCATCAAGAAAGCCATTAATCAGAGATTCTTCTTGCTCTTGATCAATGGCATTCGGTTCAGCTTTCTTCCGTTCGCCTTTGTTACGATTAGCCAGTTTGGGATTCAAATCCACTTCATTGCCGTCACCAAAAGAATATTTTTTCACTCTCGCCATCCGTTCCATTTGGCGACCAAGCAAATCAATTTCTTTGTAATCTGAACCGCTCTTTTCTTCTTTCGCAATCAGCAAATTTAATCTTGTCTCAAGTGCTAATTCCACCCGACCGACAGGCGCAATATCGTCCCACTTTTCTCTGTCTTTCCAACTGGCTATCGTTGATGCAGGAATATTTAACTGGCGTGAAATTTCAGCGATTTTATAACCACTGAAATACATCTGCTGTGCTTTACGTTTGATTTCCGCCGTTACTTCGGGGGAAGGTTGATTAATAACTTGTTCGTCCATTCCTAATCCTTTCTATTTACAACCGCATAATAGAAAGGGGGCGAATGTTAGTCTTTCCGCTTGCTCTGTGAATCGGCATACAACAAAAGCAACTCATAGACCACCAAAATTAAACCTTTCAGAATAGCGACAATCATTGAATCAAACCAACCACCGCAAGGATAACCAATGGCAAAAAAATCTAAATGGGTCATTGTTGCAACAGAAGGTGCCACTACAGATGGCCGCACCATGCAACGCAACTGGATTGAAGAAATGGCCGAAAGTTACGATCCAAAAAACACCTATGGTGCACGTATCAATCTCGACCACATCAAATTCTCCTTATACATGCCAGAACTAGCAAATTCTCATTGCTTTGGTGATGTATTAGCCGTGAAAGCAGAAGAACGTGAAGACGGCAAATTACAACTTTTAGCTCAATTACAGCCAACTGATGCACTTATTGCCTTAAACAAAGAAGGGCAAAAAGTTTACACCTCCGTAGAAATTGACACCAATTTTGCCGACACGGGCAAAGCCTATTTAGTCGGTTTAGCCGTTACCGACAACCCAGCAAGTTTAGGCACAGAAATGCTTGCCTTTACCAATAATGGCTTAAATGCTCGCAAGTTAAAAGCGGACAACATTTTCACTGCCGCTATTGAAACTGAATTGGAATTTGTGGAAGAAACACAAAGCATCTTTGAAAAAATCAAAGGCTTGTTTGCGAAAAAAGAAAAATCAGACGATGAACGCTTTTCTGATCAAACACAAGCCATTGAACTTTTAGCCGAGCAAACCAAAGAAACCTTGGAAAAATTAACCGCACTTTCTGACGATTTAGCCAAACAACAAGCCAAAATCGAAGAAATGAAAGCAGGTAATGCGGAAATCCAAGCAACCTTTGCAGAACTCAAAAAGCCTATTGAACCCGAAAATCCTCGCCCTTTAGTTTACGGTGAACAACCTGAAACTGACGGCCGCTTCTTTTAATTTATCTTAGGAAAAAACCAAATGAATAAATTTACCCAACAAAAATTTAATGCTTATGTAGCTGGTGTTGCACAAGATAACGGCGAAGATGTTGCTTTTATCGCAAATGGCGGTCAGTTTACCGTTGATCCAACTATTCAACAAAAATTAGAAAATGCCGTGCTTGAAAGTTCTGATTTCTTGAAACGCATCAATGTCGTGATGGTGCAAGAAATGAAAGGTTCCGCATTACGTTTAGGTGTGCTCTCGCCTGTGGCAAGCCGTACTGACACTAATACCAAAGCACGTGAAACCACAGACATTCACAGCTTGCAAGAAAACACCTATTCTTGCGAACAAACCAACTTTGACACACATTTAAATTATGCAACCTTAGACAGTTGGGCAAAATTCCCTGACTTTGCGGCACGTGTTGGCAAACTCAAAGCCGAACGCATTGCATTAGACCGTATCATGATCGGTTGGAATGGCACAAGCGCAGCGGCAACCACAAACCGCACTGAACATCCATTATTGCAAGATGTGAATAAGGGTTGGTTATTCCAAATCGAAGATAAAGCCAAAGCTCGTGTGTTAAAAGAAATTGAAAAAAGCAGTGGCAAAATCGAAATCGGTGCAGGTAAAACCTATAAAAATCTTGATGCCCTTGTATTTGCATTAAAAGAAGATTTCATTCCAGCACAATACCGTGACGACACTAAACTGGTTGCAATTATGGGTAGCGACTTATTAGCCGATAAATATTTCCCATTAATTAACCAAGAAAAACCAAGCGAAATTTTGGCAGGCGATACCGTCATTAGCCAAAAACGTGTGGGCGGGTTACAAGCCGTATCTGTCCCATTCTTCCCGAAAGGCACAGTGTTAGTCACATCGCTAGACAACTTGTCAATCTACGTGCAGGAAGGCAAAGTGCGCCGTCACTTAAAAGATGTGCCAGAACGCAATCGTGTGGAAGATTATTTATCGTCAAACGAAGCCTATGTTGTGGAAAACTACGAGGCAGTAGCTATGGCGAAAAATATTACGATTCTTGAGGCTCCTGCGCCTATTTCGTCTGTGGCAGCATAACGGAATCAATAATGCGCCCAACCAAACGCCATTTTCTGGAAGTTTCTGCCGCTATTGCTAATGCGGCAGAAACCGAAGATCTAAGCGACTTTACGGAATACGAAAAAATGTGCCGTATTCTTGCGAGACATCGAAAGGATTTGAAAAACATCCAATCAACGGAACGCAAAGGCGCATTTAAAAAGCAAATTTTGCCTGACTATCTACCATGGATTGAAGGGGCCTTATCGGTCGGAAGTGGTAAACAAGATAATGTCTTGATGACATGGTGCGTGTGGGCGATTGACTGTGGCGAATATCATCTCGCCTTACAGATTGCCGATTATGCCGTATTTCATGATTTACGCTTGCCCGAGCCATTTACCCGAACACTTGGCACCTTGTTGGCAGAAGAATTTGCCGACCAAGCCAAAGCCGCACAAGCCGCAAATAAACCGTTCGAAGTGGCTTACTTAGAGCAAGTTCAACGCATCACCGCTGATTGCGACATGCCTGATGAAAGCCGTGCGCGATTATTACGTGAATTGGGCTTGTTATTGGTTGAAAAGAACCCTGAACAAGCACTGGCATATTTAGAACGTGCTTTGGGTTTAGATCAGAAAATTGGCGTGAAAGGCGATATTAAAAAATTACGTAAGCAATTAAACAAAGCCGATGAATAATCGTTTTTGGTAAAGAGCAAACCACGCAGCCGTCGGGCGGATTAAAAGTGCGGTCAAATTCTGACGGATTTATTGGCCGTGCTTAATTTAATCCTCACCCGACTTTTTTTATAAGGGTAAATCAATGAGCGACGGCGCAATATCAGTCAAACTCGCCCCCGATTATGAAATGGGCGAAGTGCAGCAACAGTTAAATGATTACGATACGTTAGATGACATTATCAGTAATGATGGTTTCTTCCCCGATATGTCACTTTCTCAATTTCGTAATCAATACCGTGCAGATGGCACCATTACCACACAACGTTTACAAGATGCCTTGATTGAGGGCATGGCAAGCGTCAATGCAGAACTCTCCTCGTTTAAAACACAAAGTAAACACGACGGTTTAGAACAGATCACTGCCCCCTCCATCAATGGCGAAAGCGTGCTGATTTATCGCTATAAACGTGCGGTAAGTTGCTTGGCACTGGCAAACCTTTATGAACGCTATGCAAGCTATGACAGCACCAATGATGGCGAAAAGAAAATGGCGCAACTCAAAGACAGCATTGATGAATTACGTCGTGATGCTCGCTTTGCGATTAGCGACATATTGGGCCGAAAACGAGTCGATGCGGAGTTAATCTAATGCAATTTTACGCACAACAAAATGACAATTTAGATGCCATTCTTTATCGCCATTTTGGACGAAGTGAAGGCTTGCTCGAAATAACCTGCGAACTCAATCCACATTTAATGGATAAGCCCATTATTCCCATTGGTACCCCAGTCATATTGCCAGATGCCGATACAGAAAAAATCAGTGTAGCAAATGACACAATTCAACTTTGGAGCTGATATGCACGACACACCATCAAGAGCGTCTTACACATCAGGAATATTCGCCTTTTTGATTGGACGCATTGCCGATATGTTCTCAAATGTAAATTGGGCTGATGTCGCATCGGTTACAGGTATTGTGATTGGTGTCGCCACCTTTCTTGTGAATTGGTATTACAAGAAAAAAGATTTTGAATTAAAAGAAAAAGAACTCGAACAACGGATCCATCATCATGATTAAACGTTCTGCCAAATACATCTGCGCCATATCAGCTGTTGTTGGACTTGTGATTGCCACTCATGGGAATGAAATTCGAACCTCAGAAAAAGGCTTGTTACTGATTGGCAATGCAGAAGGTTGCATGAAAAAGCCCTATCAATGCCCTGCCGATGTTTTAACAGTCGGCATAGGCATAACCGATGCCGTTGAAAAAATTGACCTCAATAAAATTTACACCTTGCAAGAAATTGCCGAATTATACGTAAAAGGTATTAAACAATCAGAAAAATGCGTTAATCAATATGCCAACGGTCAAACCATGCCGCAAGGTGCATTTGATGCCCTAGTCTCCATCACCTTTAACGTAGGATGTGGCAAATTAAAAAATAGCTCACTTTTTAAAATGGCACGCCAAGGCTACAGCAAAGCTATGTGCGGTCAATTCGAACGTTGGATTTACGCTGCAGGAAAACCGCTAAAAGGATTAATTGAACGCCGTCAAAAGGAGAAAAACCTATGTTTAATTTCTTAACTGCCAAAGAACGAGGCATTTTACTTATCGGACCAATAGTGCTTGTACTCCTCATTATTTTCCTGGGATTTGAGGCTAATTATTGGCGAAAAGAAATGCTCAAAGAAGAACAGCTAAAACTGAAATGGCAAAACTCTTACATTGAGTTAAATCATAGCGTGCAACAATTTGCCGAACAGCAAGCACAGCTTATCCAAGCCGTAAACAACCTCAAAGCAAACCAAAATCAACAAACACAGGATTTAAAAAATGTACTTAAATCAAACCAAGATTGGGCTGACCGCCCTTTGCCTGATGATGTTAAACGCGTGCTCAACTCAGCAGGAAGTCATTAAATCACCGATTCTTTGTCCGCAAACCACAGAATGCAGTGCATATTCGCCACAAATTCGCACCAATGGCGAATTAGCCGAAGCCTATTTACAGACACAGCACCACCTTGATTTGTGCATTATTGAGAACTCAAGTTTAAAAAAATGCATGGATGAATTTAACAAAAAGGAACAGCCATGACAGATCAATTCGACCGAGCACAGCAGCTTGAAGAAATGCAACGTGAAATCGCCCTCAAAAAACACCGCACTTTTAAAGCAGTAAGTCGCCTTTATTGTGAAGATTGTGATGCACCCATCCCCGAAAAGCGCAGACAAATGATTCAAGGCGTAACACGTTGCGTGACTTGCCAACAAAGATTTGAAATGCAACAACGGAATTTTCGCAAATGAAAAAGCCCAACCAACTGCGCAAAATCCTTGAACAAAGCCATCCCGATTTTGTAAAAAACCCCGACCATCTACAACTTTATGTGGACGGTGGGCAAATCGTCGCAACAGGTGCCGCATCATTTAGTTTTGAATATCGTTACACACTCAATGTCGTGGTAACTGATTATGCAGGCGATATTGCCACCTTGATTGTGCCAATGATGGCTTATCTCCGCACAAATCAACCTGAAATATTAGAAAATCCACAAATTCGAGAGAATGCATTTAAATTCCAGGTGGATTACAACAATAACAACACCGCAGATATTAGCTTCGAAATCCAACTCACTGAACGTGTCGTTTCGAAAAAAGACGGTAATAACGTGCAGATCCATTACGCAAAAGAACCAGTATGGGACGAACCAACCCGAGTAAAAGTCTATTTGGAAAACTGGGATTCATTAATTTTTGAGGGTGATATCATCTAATGGCTACAGTAGAAGAAGTTCAGGCAAAATTGACCGCACTTATTGCCAATCTTTCTCCACAGGCACGCAGACAGCTTGGGCGAAAAATCGGGCAAGCCTTGCGAAAAAGCCAATCAAACCGAATTGCACGCCAACAAAATCCCGATGGTTCAGCCTTTGAACCTAGAAAACCACGTAAAGAATTTGGAAAAAAGAAAGGGCGAATCAAACGCAAAGCCATGTTCGCCAAACTTCGCACCGCCCGACATTTAAAAGTGCGGTCAAACGGTAACGAAGTTTCAGTGGGTTTTAATGGCTCAAGTGCCGCCATTGCTGCAGTGCATCAATACGGTTTAACGGCACGACCATCAAAAGAGAAGGATTTTAAAGTGAGATATGCTCAGCGGGAACTATTGGGCATTTCAGAACAGGATTTATCAATGCTGAATGAATTGGTGATAGAACAAATTAGCAAAAGCTAATTACTTTAAATAAGAAGGTGGAACCACCGTATCATGGTGTGAAAGTTTACCAGCAAACAATACCAATAAAACCACATAAAGAGGCAAACAAATGATTGGCACGACAAACACTACAAACCATACCCAGCCCCAAAATGTTTCCGGTTTAAAAAGTTCATACATTGATACAGTAAAACTAGATAAAGCAGAAAAAACGACTGCAAAAAAATGACCAACTGGTGCGATAACATCAAACCAGATAAATGAAAAAGGATTAAATTGATAATGTAAACAGGTGGAAATAATAACAAGGATCCACATAGCAATGTTTAGCATGATCAACGTGCGAGATGTTCTTTTGTTTTTCATATCCGCTCCTTATTCTCTTTTCTTGATTATTAGCAATCATACGTTTATTTGTCAATAAAAATAAGGCGAAAAAATGAATAATTTACAAATTCAAATTATCCTAAATTCAGTAGATAAAGCAACCGCACCAATTAAGGCGATAGCAGGTAGAGCGGAAGCATTAGCTGAAAAAGTGAAACATGCTCAAAAAGCATTAAGCGGATTGGATAAAACTAAAAATTTAGCTGAAAAATTTAAAGCACTGCGTAACGAAACAAATAGCTATGCCAAAGCACTAGATACTGCAAAAGCAAACAGCAAACAATTACAAAGTGCAGTGGATTCAAATACGGCTAAATTTAACAGCATTACAGGGAAACTAGGCAATGCGACACAACAACTCAATAAACACAAAGAAGAAGTCATACGCTTAAAATCGGTTTATAACAATATGTCTATTCCTCTTGCCAAAGGCATGGGGTTTAAAAGCTTTAATGATGCACGTTCCAGTATTGCCCGACAAATTGAAACACAAAAGAAGGCAATAAAAGATTCAAACGAACAGATTAAAAAGTTAAAGTCAGAACGCAAAGCTACTGAACAAGCCGTAAAAAGCACAACAAAAGCCCTTGATGGCGAGAAAGAAACAATTAACAAGATCAATAAAGAATATAAACCCCATGTAGAACAACTAAAAAAAATACAAGAACAACTACACAAAGCAGGATTTAGCACCAAGCACTTTGCGCAAAGTGAAAAACAACTATCGGCAGATATTGAAAAAGCAAATAATAAATTAGCAAAACATCAGCGTATGCTTGCTTTAGTTGAACGAGCACAAGCAAGATTTGCTCGTATTAAAGCTCCAATATCATCTGCATTAAATACTGGACGAAACATTGCAGGCGTAGGGGTACAAGCATCTATTGGCGGACAACAAATAATGCAACCGATCATATCAATGGGTCGAGGTGTCGTAGAAATGGCGCAAGTTGCTGGTAAATTTGAGCAATTTCAGTCTGTTTTAGAGGTAACAGAAGGCAGTTCAGAAAAAGCCAAGAAAAGTTTTGATTGGGTGAGAAAATTTGCTGTAGATACTCCAGCCAATCTTGATGAAGCAATGGAAGCCTTTGTACGTTTGCGCGCTTACGGCATGGATCCTACAAACGGATTACTGCAAACATTAGGCGATACAGCTTCTGCAATGGGAAAACCAGTTATGCAAGCAGTAGAGGCAATTGCCGATGCCGTAACAGGTGAAAATGAACGCTTGAAAGAATTTGGGATTAAAGGTAGTGCAATAAAAGGAACAAAATTTATCGAATATACTTATACGGATAAAAATGGCAAACAACAATCTGCACGTGTCGATAAAAACAACCGAAAACAAATTGAAGAAACGCTCAAACGTATTTGGAATGAAAAATATTCTGGCGCAATGGAAAAACAATCAAAAACGCTTTTAGGTATTTGGGCAAAACTTGATGACGTATGGGCAAGTTTCCAAATGAAAATCATGGAGAATGGCGCATTTGATTGGATTAAAGATAAACTGCAATTTCTTTTAAAGAAATTTGATGAACTTGAACAGAATGGTGAGTTAAAAAAATGGGCGAAAGATATTGGCACAGTTATCAATGAAGTGATTCAAGGATTGTGGGATTTTGGTCAAACCGTATTTGAGGCAGTCAAATGGTTAGCTCAATTTGCATCCCAAAACAAAGGTGCAATCGCTACAATAGTTAAGTTTACCTCCATAGCTGGTGTGGCATTGATGGCTCTCGCACCTTTGCTTTTCACCTTGTCTTTAGTTGCACCTGTGCTCCAAGTATTGGGTTCAACGTTTTTATGGGTTGGGAAAGTTGCTATAACTGCCATTTTGGGTATAGGAAAAGCTATGTTAGCCAATCCAATTCTAGCTGTGATTGCCTTAATTATTGGTGCATTAGTGTATCTTTGGCAAAATTGGGATGAAGTGAAAGCAAAACTCATTGAGGGCTGGAACTGGTTAAGTGAACAAGCGGGGCAAATTTGGCAAAACATTGTTAATTCTGTTACAGAAAAATGGAACGTATTAAGTGCCAAAGTGGGAGAAATCACAAATTCAGTTGGGGAGTTTTTCCGTGAAAAATGGGAAGGCATTACCGATACAGCAAAAAACTTCGGTTCTAATATGATGAACAAACTAAAAGATGGCGTACTCGAAAGTTTTAAAAATGTACAACAAGCCATTAGCAGTACTGTGGATTGGATCAAAGAAAAACTCGGCTTTTCTAAAGATACAGAAAAACAAATTGAACAAACAAAACAAAATATTGCAAATGTCACAAACAATGCAGGAAACAACGTGCCAAATATTAACAAATGGTCAGGCGGCTATGCAGGAAATGGCGGTAAGTTTGAACCAAAAGGTATATTCCACGGTGGCGAATACGTGATGACCAAAGAAGCTACATCACGCCTTGGCATCAATACGCTCAATGCTCTTAATTACGGTAAACAAGCGCTGATTGCGGGCGGTTTAGGGATCAGCGTTGCAACTGCCGCCCCTGTGCAAGTTGATACTCGTGTACCAATTAAATGGGTAATCGATAATATGCCAGGTATTCAAGCGGGAGCAAAAATTGTTGAAAATGCCAAACAATCAAGAAATGAAGAAACAAATAAGGTTATCAAATCAGAAAGTATAACTGAAAGAACACTCGATGCACTTTCTGATTCGAATATGTATTCTTCAGGCGGCTACACCGGCAATGGCGGCAAATATGACCCCATGGGCATTGTCCACGGTGGCGAATACGTGATGACCAAAGAAGCCACATCACGCCTTGGCATCAATACACTCAATGCGCTTAATTACGGCAAAAGAGCACTTATTGCGGGCGGTTTGGGTATCAGCGTTGCGACTGCAGCACCTGTGCAAGTTGATACTCGTGCGCCAATTTCTGCTCGTCCAGTGGTGACGCAATCCAGCCAACCAATGAGCGTAAATATCACCATCCATGCGGCACAAGGCATGGACGAACGAGCCATTGCACAACAAGTGGCAAAAGAAATACAACGCATCGAAAACCAACGCCAAGCAAGAGCGCGGAGTTCCATGTGGGATAGAGCATAATAAAAGGGCGAAAGCCCTTTTTTGTTACCTACTATTCCACACACTCCCCCACTCGCCACACCGCACAATATTGCCAACAATAAGGCATTTTCTTTAACTGTGAATGCCTATGTCTGCTGAATTACAACGAAAACTAGACAACATTATCCGCTTTGGGGTGATTGCTGAAGTGAATTACGCCACCGCACGTGCTCGCGTAAAGAGCGGTGACATTCTGACAGAGTTTTTACCATTCATCACACCTCGTGCGGGTACAACTAAAACTTGGTCGCCACCCACTGTGGGCGAACAATGTGTGATGTTATCGGTTAGTGGTGAATTTACTACTGCCTGCATATTAGTTGGGCTTTACACACAAAACAGCCCTAGCCATTCAGCCGACGAACACGTTATTGAATTTGCTGACGGTGCCAAAATTACTTACAACCAATCAAGTGGCGCATTGGTTGTTACAGGTATCAAAACCGCCAGTATTACTGCCGCTAATCAAATTGATATTGACTGCCCCACTATCAATATCAAAGGCAATGTGAATATTGACGGTTCTTTATCAACCACAGGTACAAGTACTACTAAAGGCAATATCAGCACACAAGGCAGTGTGACCGCAAGCGGTGATATTAAAGGTGGCTCAATTAGTTTACAAAACCACGTTCACGTTGAACAAGGCGATGGTCAACGAACCTCTAACGCAAAGGCATAGTATGAATCGATACACTGGCGAAACATTAAAAAACGAAAGCGACCACATTAAACAATCCATTGCCGATATTTTGCTAACCCCTGTTGGTTCACGCATTCAGCGGCGTGAATATGGCAGTTTAATCCCAATGCTAATAGACCGCCCAATCAGCCACACATTGTTATTACAACTGGCGGCTTGTGCCGTCACCGCAATTAATCGCTGGGAACCACGCGTACAGATCACACAATTTAAACCTGAATTGGTTGAAGGTGGCATTGTGGCAAGTTATGTCGCACGTAGTCGTAAAGATAACCAAGAAATGCACAACGAAAAACTATTTTTAGGACATAAACAATGAGCGAATTAGTCGATTTATCAAAACTAGATGCACCGAAAGTGCTAGAAGATTTAGATTTTGAAAGTTTGCTCGCAGACAGAAAAGCTGAATTTATCGCACTTTTTCCACAAGATGAAAGAGCATTTTGGCAAGCACGATTAAGTTTAGAAAGTGAACCTATCACGAAATTATTACAAGAAGTAGTTTATCTACAACTGATGGAAAGAAACCGCATCAACAATGCGGCAAAAGCCACCATGTTAGCCTATGCAAGCGGTTCAGATTTAGATGTGATTGCCGCTAATTACAATGTGAAAAGACAAGTCATTCAAGAGGCGAATAATAATGTTACGCCTAAAATTCCCGAAATTTTAGAAGATGACACCTCATTAAGATTGCGCACGCAATTAGCCTTTGAGGGGCTTTCTGTGGCGGGTCCTCGCTCTGCTTATATCTTCCATGCGCTCTCTGCTCACCCTGATGTCGCAGATGTGTCTGTGGTATCACCACAGCCAGCCAATGTCACCGTCACGATTTTAAGCCGTAATGGTCAAGGCGAGGCTGATGAAAACCTTTTAAATGTTGTTCGGGCAAAACTTAACGATGATGACATACGCCCTATTGGCGACCGCGTTATTGTCCAAAGTGCGGTGATCCAATCCTACGAAATCCGCGCCAAACTACATCTTTATCGTGGCCCTGAATACGAGCCAATCAAAGCTGCAGCTCTAAAAAAATTGACGGCTTACACCGAAGAAAAACACCGTTTAGGGCGAGACATTAGCCTATCGGGTATTTATGCCGCATTACACTTGGAAGGTGTACAACGAGTAGAACTTATCTCACCTACCGCCGACATTGTGCTACCAAGCTCAAAATCAGCCTACTGCACGGCAATTAATTTGGAGATCGTGACAAGTGATGATTACTAATCATTTACTGCCGATAGGCTCAACTCCATTAGAAAAACGTGCGGCAGAAATTCTAAAAAGTGCGGTAGAAAATCCCATTGTTATTGCAGATTTAATCAACCCTGAACTCTGCCCCACCGAATTACTGCCTTATTTAGCCTGGGCATTTTCGGTGGATAAATGGGATGAAAACTGGACAGAAGAAGTTAAACGCATTGCGATTAAACAATCTTATTTTGTGCACAAACACAAAGGCACAATTGGCGCAGTAAAGCGTGTGGTTGAGCCAATAGGCTATCTTATTGAACTGAAAGAATGGTTTCAAACGAATCCGCAAGGCACACCAGGAACATTTAGCTTAACCGTAGAAGTGTCTGAAAGTGGCTTGAATGAACAAACCTATAACGAACTAGTGCGACTTATTAACGATGTTAAACCCATCTCAAGACATCTCAATCAACTCGCTATCGCAATCTCACCAATAGGGGCACTCAGAACCTTTATTGGCCAACAATGTGGTGAAATCATCACGGTATATCCACAATAGGAATATTTATGGCATCACAATATTTTGCAATATTAACCGACTACGGAACACGTGCTATCGCTCACGCATTAAGTCAAGGGCAACCGTTGCAACTCGCCAAATTTGCTGTGGGTGATGGCAATGGGCAGGCGGTCACACCAACGGCGAGCGCAACAGCTCTCGTACATCAAACGCACATTGCACCTGTAAGTGCCGTCTCTCTCGACCCTCGCAATAATAAACAGGTGATTGTTGAATTAACCATCCCTGAAAATGTCGGCGGTTTTTATATCCGAGAAATGGGCGTATTTGACTCACAAAACAAACTCATTGCCTATGCAAACTGCCCTGAAAGTTTTAAACCGACAGAAAGTAGCGGCAGTGGTAAAGTCCAAGTATTGCGGATGATCTTAAAAGTAGAATCCTCTAGTGCAGTGACATTATCCATCGATCACAGTGTGATTTTTATCACCCGCCAACAAATGGCACCAAAAACCATTACTGCCACAACGCAAAATGGATTTGATGAAAGCGGACACACCCACGAAATTAATAAAGCAAGCACCACACAACAAGGTATAGTCCAACTCACCAACGACACAGGGCTTGAAAGTGAATCTCTTGCACTCACTGCAAAAGCAGGGAAAAAACTTGCTCAACAAACTGCACAATTACAGTTAAATATCTCGCAAAATTACATCCCAAACAGCAAAAAATCCTCTGCAGTAAATGGCGAAAGCGAAGATAACGTTGCTACAAGTAAAGCGGTTAAAACTGCTTATGACAAAGGCGTGGAAGCTAAAACTGCCGCAGATAATGCCCAACGCACTGCAGATAGCAAACAATCCCCAGCCACAACCTTAGCAGGCTATGGCATCGGGAATTTTAAAGTGGAAGAGTTTCGCGGAAATTTAAACGAACTCAAAACTGATGGGATTTATGCGATTCGACAAGCCTCATTATCACAAAACCTACCAGTATCGACCAGTTGTCACATTTACGTAATCGCAGGCGGCGACAGCTCTTGGTGTCGTCAACTTGCTTACGTTGCGTATTCTTCTGATGTGTACGAGCGACATCAGACTAGCTATCAAACGGATAATTGGTCAGAGTGGTTAAAAATTAACGACACGGATTCATTACGTCGTTCTTTGAGTGTTGATAAATCTGATGCAGTTAATAGTTCATCTTCAACTAGCGTTGCTACAAGTAAAGCAGCAAAAACCGCTTATGATAAAGGTATAGAAGCCAAAACTGCCGCAGATAATGCGCAATCAACCGCAGATAATGCGCAGCGCACAGCAAATGATAGCGTATCAAAAGCTAATGCAGCACAAATCAGTGCGAATCAGGCAAAATCAGCCGCAGATAATGCGCAGCGCACAGCAAATGATGGCGTATCAAAAGCTAATGCAGCACAAACCAGTGCGAATAAGGCAAAATTAGCCGCAGATAATGCGCAATCAACCGCAGATAATGCGCAGCGCACAGCAAATGATGGCGTATCAAAAGCTAATGCAGCACAAACCAGTGCGAATCAGGCAAAATCAGCCGCAGATAATGCGCAATCAACCGCAGATAATGCGCAGCACACGGCAAATGATGGGGTGTCAAAAGCTAATGCGGCACAAATAAGTGCGAATCAAGCAAAATCAGCCGCGGATACAGCACAACGTACGGCAAGCGATGCAAATAATAACGCAAATACTCGCCAGTTAAAAAGCGAGCTTATTGGTGAGGTTGCATTTTTTGCCAGAACAACCCCGCCAAACGGTTGGTTAAAAGCTAATGGTGCCGCCGTATCACGTACAACTTATGCTGCGTTATTTGCTGCAATCGGCACAACATTCGGGGAGGGTGATGGAAGATCGACATTTAACTTGCCTGATTTGCGTGGTGAGTTTGTCCGAGGTTTAGATGATGGTCGTAATGTTGATAGTGGGCGCAGATTGGGGACTCCTCAAGGCGATGCTATCCGTAATATTACAGGTAAATTAGATAGCTCCGCTATGGGCAGCGGTAACCAAGTGCTTGAGGGCAAGATGGTCGCGTCAGGCGCAATAGGTACAACGTATCAACAAAGACAATGGTCAGGAGACCAGGGCGTCTGGGGCGAGCAATCTGTATCATTTGATTTTGACGCATCAAGAGTGGTACCAACCGCAAACGAAAACAGACCGCGCAACGTCGCATTATTAGCTTGTATTAAATACTAAGGATAAACCATGACTTACCCATTAATAAAAAAAGTATGCCAATTAGATGAGCAAGGTATTTATGTTGGACAAGCGGACGCAGATTTATCCCCAGAAGAAGCTGAAAATGGTATCTATTTAATGCCTGCTGGTTGTGTTGATGTTACTCCGCCAGAAGATAAAAAAGGCTTTGTCGCAAAATGGACGGGGGATAATTGGGAGTATATTGCAAATCATATAGGCAAAACAGTGTACTCAATAAAAACAAAAGCATCATTAGTGATTGATAAGATCGGGGATATCCCTGATGGTTACACAACAATCACGCCAACAGAGCAAGGCGAATGGGATGGTAACGCATGGATAATTTCGCCAGAAAAACAAACCGCACTTTTAGCCGAAACCCAAACTCGACTTATTGCCAACATCGATGAGCACGCGGCAAAAATCTACAGCACCTGGACTCGATTTGAATCGGAGTATCGTGAACGCCAAGCGGCGGCAGAAGCATTTAAAGCGGCAAATTATGAGGGCGAGTGCAGTCGATATATCACCGATTTTGCACTACGTGCGAGACTGGATAATAAGACCGCCACAAACTTGATTTTGACTCAGGCAGCAGGGCTCGAAAAACTACAAATGGAGCTTGCCAATCAACGTATGCGCAAGTATGAGCTCACAGTACCGGGTTTAACGCTTGAGCAAATGCAGGTAACTTATGACGACATTATCAAGCAAATGGATAACTTGATGGAGGCATACCAAAATGGCTAAGGTTTATTTGGCAATGTACAAACACAAGCGCGACTGGCGCAAAGAGCCAGTCAAAGCGATAGCCGACCGCATTACTCGATTTTTCACTAAGGGTAAATACTCGCATTGCGAGATTGCTATTGAGCGCATTGAGTTTGGTAATGGGCATCATTATGAGCATGCGACAGTATATGACTGCTACTCCTCATCGGTGCAAGATGGCGGGGTGCGTTGCAAACAGATTGATGTGTCCGATAACACCAAATGGGATTTAATTCCGCTGGACGGTGTACCCGAAGCAGAAATCAAAGCCTATTTTGACCGCACTTCTGGAAAAAAATATGACTGGTGGGGAGCGCTTGGCATTGTGTTGAGCATTAAGCAAAAACGCAGTAAGTATTTTTGTTCTGAATGGTGTTTTAATGCGCTTTCGGGCAATGAAGAAGGCTGGCGATTTAGCCCGAATCAGTTGGCAGCTATATTTGGAGTGTAAATATGCAGGAAATTAATTTTGATTGGATTCGCGGTGATGATGAAACGGAAACGTTAATTTTTACCGATGACGACAATGCGCCTGTCGATTTTACAGATTGCCATTTTGACTGCGATATTGTGCCAGTAAGCAAAGGTGAGCGTATTCGCCTATCTAGCACAAACGGGAGCATATCGGTAAAAAACAATGAAGTGACGCTTATCATCTCACACGATAAAACGGAGCAAGTCGATTGGGTGCAAGCTAAGTGGGATTTGCAACAAACTAATGGGCAAGGGCTCGTCAAAACCCTGTGCGGAGGGAAGATAACTCTCCGTAAGGATATTACCTATGACGTGTCTCAACGCTAAACCCAAAAACAAAATCAAGGTGCAACTGCAATCTAAACCCATTATTTCCGTCGCACTCAAGCCCAAAACTAAAATTAATATCACGGTAGCAAAAGGATTTAAGGTGATACAAGCCGAAAACCCCATTATTCCATCTCTACCTGATTTAATTCTCAACTACAAAATAGGACGACTATGACAACACAAACTATCCAACAACTTTTAACCGAATTTGCAACTTACTTAGGCGAGCAAGACAAAAATATTTTGGCTCAAATTGAGACAAAGATAACCCAACTTAAAAATGATCTGCTAGGTGGGGAAGTGTCAGCCGATTTAGACACGTTTAGAGAGCTGGCAGAAGAACTACGCAAACTCAAAGCAAGCGGAAGCAGTGCGCCTGAGGCATTGACCACTAAACTCACTGAATTTAAACAGAGTTTAGATGGCGTAATTGAGCAAATTAACGCTCTAAAAGAAATGGACTTAAAGGCGGCTTATCAAAAAGGGAAAAATAGCTAATGAGCCTTTTACAACAATTGCCCGAGGTCATCGAGCAAATCGGGCGAGATATTAAAGCCATAACTGTTGTGCTTGGTAGCGGTCGCCCTGATAAACCTACTACAACGGATGGCAAAATAACAGGCGATGAGCCTAACGGAACGATTTATGAGTCATCAGATGGCGGTGGAGTCGGAGCCTGGAAATGGCAAAAACGCAACGGAAAATGGATGGTTACAGATGGTGATACAGGTTTGGTTAATGCGGTAACTAAAAACCTAAAGCCTGGTGCTTACATTAAACTACGCAGGCAAGGCAACCTGGTATCATGTCATATGGGAGGGTTATCTTGGGGGCTGTTTGGTTATTTGGGAAAAAACGAAAAAGGGTATCTACCAAGACAGCCAGGAAGGGTTGAAGTTATTGGTACAAGTGGGATTCCTCTTGGATTTAGATCAGATGACTCTTGTGGATTTGCCTTGTTTGATGATGACACAAACAGGGCGGTTGCAGGTATTTATGTGGGAGGGGTAGGCGATGCTAATTTTATGAGATTCACGCCTTATCACGTAGACCCTAAAATAAAAGGCAATGATGCAATACCTGACATTGGGCCAAAAAACTTAAGACCGCCCGCTATGATGTGGACAACGTCCGATCCTTGGCCTGATAAGATTTAAAATAAACGGCGGGTAATTCCGCCGTTTTATCCATCCAAATCTACCTAATCGCCCTTTGTTAGTTTAAATACCACAACGCCAAGCACTACCACTCGTTTTTAAATCCTTACAAAATAGCCCTATCTCTCAACAACAGGGCTAAAATTATGACAGATGAATATCTCCATGGGGTCAAGGTAACGGAAATTTCCGAAGCCTTGCGAACACTCACCACATCATCCACCGCAGTTATCGGTTTAGTGGCAACCGCACCAGATGCAGATGCATCGGTTTTCCCACTCAACAAACCCACCCTTTTAACTGGCATCACTGCCGAAATGCAAGCCAAAGCAGGTAAAAAAGGCACACTATCTCGTGCGCTAGATGGCATTGCGGACATTGTGAATTGTAAAGTTGTCGTCATTCGCGTGGAAGAAAACGAAGATGAAAGCACCATGAAAGCCAACGTGATCGGTTCAGTCGATAACGAAGGCAATTACACTGGCTTAAAAGCGTTCCTCGTGTCTGCTGCAGTTTGTGGCGTTAAACCACGTATTTTCTGCATACCGAAATATGACAGCCAAGACGTAACCACTGAATTGTTAAGCGTGGCCAAAAAACTCAATGGCTTTGTGTATGCCTCTTGTGGCGCAGCAAAAACCAAAGAAGAAGCAGTGACATATGGTCGCAATTTCTCACAACGTGAATTAATGCTGATTTTCGGTGATTTCTTATCGTTTAACCCAAATACCAAACAAACCGAAGTGGATTATGCCGTTGTTCGCGCTGCCGCAATGCGTGCATATCAAGACAAAGAATATGGCTGGCATACTTCAATTTCAAACAAAGGTTTAACTGGCGTGACAGGTGTCACCAAGCCACTTTCTTTCGATATTAACGACAGTGCAACCGACGTGAACTATCTCAACGAACAAGGCATTACTTGTTGTGTAAACCACAATGGCTTTAAGTTCTGGGGATTACGCACTCGTTCGGCAGATAAATTATTTATCTACGAAAACTACACTCGCACGGCACAAGTGTTAAAAGACACCATTGCACAATCCTTTGACTGGGCGATGGATAAAGACATTTCCGTGAATCTTGTAAAAGAAATCGTGGAAGCGATCAACGCAAAATGGCGTGAATATGTGGCGCAAGGTTATTTAATCGGTGGGAAAGCATTTATCAATGCTAACTTAAACACTGCCGCAACCTTGAAAGATGCAAAATTGCTTGTGTCTTATGACTACTGCCCTGTTCCACCGTTAGAACAACTTGGTTTCAACCAATACATCAGCGATGAATACCTTGTGGAATTTGCCGCAAACATTGCAAAAGTAGGAGCGTAAAAAATGGCATTACCTCGTAAACTCAAATTAATGAATTTTATGGCTGACGGTAATTCTTACCGTGGCCAAGTCACCGAAATCACCCAACCCAAATTAGCCATGAAACTGGAAGAATACCGTGCAGGCGGCATGTTTGGTCCAGTAAAAGTGAATTTAGGGGTAGAAGGCTTGGAAGCGCAATTCAAGATGGGCGGTTATATGACCGAACTTATCAAAGAATTTGGCGGAAAAATTGACGGCACGGCATTACGTTTTGCGGGCGCCTATCAACAAGATGACACCGAAGAAGTGGTTTCAATCGAACTGGTGATGCGTGGTCGTTTCAGCGAAATTGACAACGGTACAAGCAAATCGGGCGATGACACCGAACAAAGCTACACCGTGCCATTAACCTACTACAAAATCATCGAAAACGGTAAAGACCTTGTGGAAATTGACCTAATCAATTCCGTTTTCATTGTCGGTGGGGTTGATCGTCTCGCAGAGCACCGCTCAGCAATCGGCATTTAATTCACACACCTTGCCCCGAAAGGGGCTTTTATTAAATCCCCCCCTCTTTACAAAAAAAGAGGGATTTTAAAGGAAATATAAAATGAAAACAGAAAACACCAAAATCATCACCTTAACCAACCCTATTACTCGTGGCGAAAACCAAATCACGGAAATCACTGTCAATAAACCAACGGTGCCCGCATTAAAAGGCTTAAAAATGTTTGATGTGTTGCAAATGGATGTGGACGCATTACAAGTTTTACTTGCACGTGTCACCACCCCCGTTTTGCATAAATCCGATTTTGTCAGCATGGAAGTGGCGGATTTTACCGAGCTTGCTGCGGCGGCTGTCGGTTTTTTAGGGAAGAACTCGGAAGTGGAAACCGAAGCGACCGAGTAATGATTGCCGCAACAGTGGAAGATGCTATGGCAGACATTGCCATCATCTTCCACTGGCAACCACAAGCCTTTGAGCAAATGACATTTTCCGAATTAATGCAATGGCGAGAAAAAGCACGAGAGCGAAATGAAACAGAAACTGATTGATTATTTATTAAATATGCCACGGCATATTGTATGGCGTGGAATCTTTATTCTTTCCATCACCTTTTGGTTGCTTGTGATTTTCGGCATTGCATTTCTCTTTCGCTAATTCATCAAGTGCGGTCAGAAATCATGAGATTTTTTGACCGCACTTTTCACAGGATTTTATTATGCTTAAATCATTACATTTTTTAGATTTTATTCGCGAATTTATTCTTTTTTCTGTTGTTCTTGCCGTATTTATTATCGGCAGTTCAAGCGCTCAAATTACCTTAATTTGGATTATTACCATTTTATCCTTTCTGGCTTGGATTGGTACGGCGGAAAACTATGAAAAGAAGAAGATCAGATATACAAAAGCAAAAACCACATTTGAGATGTATTCGCTAATTTTATTAAGCACGATTTTTGTTTATTTTGATCATTGGATTATTGGTACTTTTATATTGTTTTCAAACTTAATTTTTATTATCAGTTGCATGGAAGGCAATGCAAAAAAGGAAGAATAAATGTTCCAAAACTTCGCACTTGCCACATTGGGTATGTTTGTTTTTACTCGGCAAACCGTGCCTTTTCAAAGTTTAGACCGCACATCAAATTGGCGACATCCAACCAATGCCATTGTTGGAGCAATGCCAAAAACACAATTCACCGGTAAAGAAAGCGAAACCGTCACGATAAGTGGCAGATTAATCCCAGAAATCACTGGCGGTAGATTTTCCATTAAGGCCCTGGAATTAATGGCAGACAGTGGCGGTGCATTTCCGCTAATTGACGGTGCAACCTTTGAAATTATCGGTTTTTTTGTGATTGAAAGCGTACAAGAAACCCGAACAGAGTTTTTTGGCGATGGTGCACCTCGTGCGATTGATTTCAGCATGAACCTAAAACGCACCGATGACCCAATGTTAATCGCCATTGCAGAGAGTTTAATGAGTAGCCTTTAATGTTTGATTTAAATCTTAACGACAATCACCGCACGCCAGCTTTTAAAGTGCAGATCACCACGAAAGACAACAAACAGCAAGACATCACACAAGTGATTTCGAGCCGTTTAATTAGTTTGTCTTTAACAGATAATCGAGGCTTAGAGGCGGATACACTCGACTTAGAATTATCCGACCATGACGGCAAACTCGCCTTACCGCCACGCAATGCCACAATCCAAGTTGCGCTAGGCTGGAAAGGCAAACCGCTGATTGACAAAGGGCAATATTCAGTGGATGAAGTACAATTTTCAGGTGGTGCAGGTTCGGCAGACCGATTAACTATTAGAGCAAGAGCTGCAGATTTAAAAGGCTCATTTTCCGAACAAAAAGAGCGATCATTTGATAAAAAAACGTTGGGCGAAATTATTGACACTATCGCCAAAGAAAACCAACTCAAAAGCCAGTGCGAGAAAAAACTGGCTAACACCTTTATTGCGCACATCGACCAAACCAACGAAAGCGACATTAATCTATTAAGCCGACTAGCAGAAGAGCACGGGGCGATGTGCACTGTTAAAAATGGCACGCTATTATTTATGCCATTAGGACAAGGCAAAACAGCCTCAGGCAAGCCTATTCCACTACGAAAAATCACTCGCAAAAGTGGTGACAGCTACACTTTCTCTATTGCAGAAAGCGAAAACTACAAAGCCGTTCGGGCGTATTGGCACGATACGGACACAGGCAAACGTGGCGAAATTACGGTGGATGAAAACACCAAGATAGTGAAAAAACAGCGTATGACAAAAGGCAGAACGCTGAAAAATGGCACACTAAAAGGCAGACGATTAAGCAAACGCAAATACAACACTATTGAGCAACAAGAGCCAATCACCAGTGATAATGCGCAAATAAAATCACTCCGCCACACTTATGCAAGCGAAAGAACCGCCATCAATGCCGCAAAATCCGCCTTTGACAAACTCAAACGAGGTGTGGCAACGTTTAGCCTAAATCTTGCATTTGGCGAACCCGATTTAATCCCCGAAACACCCATTGAACTGTCAGGCTTTAAAGCAGAAATTGACGCAACCAACTGGTTAATCACCAAAGTGACACACAATCTTTCAGACGGTGGATTTACCAGTCAAATTGAATGTGAACTGAAAGTGGAAGATGAGGAAGTGGAAGTGAAAAAAGAGAAAAAATAAAGCGGTCTATTGACCGCTTTCATATCTGATTTTAAAGTTTCTATTTTTTATTGTTTCTTTTCTTTATTTCTTTTATCTTCATATTCTTGAATTTCTTTTATCTTAGATTTCATACAATAATAATCAATAAAATAAAAAACAAAAGGGAGCAAAAGCGACAATGCTGTATCTTTATCCAAAAGTGGCAATACTTTATATTTATCTAAAAGCGACAATACTATATCTTTATCCAAAAACGACAATACTATATCTTTATCCAAAAACGACAATACTGTATCTTTATCTAAATAGAATAATTGATGTATATCTTTATGATTTTCACCATAAATATAATAAATCAACCAAGAAAAAAACACCAGAACAGCAAAACAAACAAGTGATGTTATAATCTTCTTGGACAATGTTTTCTTTATGTCTACAACAAATAACATAAAACAAATGTAAAGGGAAAACCAAGAATAAAAATATTCTGCACAGAAAAGAATACTTTCAATAGCTATGATACCAATAATAAAAAATAAAATTCTTTTATATACTGATATAAATTCTAAAAATTTCTGCATTTAACGCTCCACTTTTTAATTAAAAAATGTTATATGACGTAATTGCATCATATAACCCCATTCTTAATGATAAAAATTTCTATGTGAGAAAACAAGGGAAAGTGCGGTTAGAATTAAGAGAAGTTTTTTCATTTTCTTAGGTTATCCAAATTTTATAGTGATACTGAAAAACGAACAGTGGATACACGTTAAGGGTAATCCTCACCACCATTCGGATATTTGCACCGCTTTAGTCGATTGATTGCCATCTGCCAGCCACGAAGAAAACCATATTTCCGCAAGGCTAAAATCGCATAGTTTGAACAGCTCGGTTCAAACCGACAGGCATCACGAATTTTTTGCGGTGCAAGATATTGATAAAGCAAGATAAGTTGAATGCTAAGCCAAGCCATCAATCATTTTTTTCACGTCTAAAAGTGATAACTTTATGAACTTTAGATGTTGTTTTCCCACCTGAAAAGCACCCTGCTGCTTCTTCAGTAGAAAAATCATCTATTCTGAAAAACTCCCAGCCTAATCTAGCCTGTTCATTCACCAGTTCTTGTAAATAGTCTGCTGCGGCAGTTTGAATGTTCTTTCTTTGCGCAATAATATGTGGCGCAGCTTGAATCATTTTATATTCGTATAACATAATAAATTTTCCTTAGGTTTGTTTTATTAAAATAAATCACCACTTCTTCATCTTCATTGACAAATACTCTCACAAGGCACGCCATCTTGGCCACAGTCAAGTTTGTGCAATCCTTGTATTATTTACCTAACTTATTAATAGCATTTAGCCACTGTTCTTCGGTAATCACCTTCACTTTATGACCTTGTTTTTGATATTCCTTTGCTTTTTCTATTTTTCGTCCGAAACTTTGATAAATCCAATCTCTTGAATTAAGTGTACCAACAATCAAATAGTCTAAATCTGAGCGCCAATCTTTTACTATTGAACAGCCTAGTTTTTCAGCTTTATTTTCACATTTACTGCGAGAACCATAAATAAATTTACCTGTAAAACATAAAACCTTGTCAGTAAAATCTATATCTTCTACAGAATCAAAAAAGAGTTTCCCCATTGCCAAACCATCAACAACACCATTTTCAGGATCGCTCCCAGTGAAATCAATGAGCATAGATTTTAATTTATGTCTTTCATCTTCTGTTATAACTCCATCAGAAAGAATATCATCTATTAAGCGATAAAGTTCACTGCCAGGATAGTTATTTTTGAGCAAGCTATTTTGATTGATCCACCATTTTAAGTAATACACTTCATCGTCTGATAAACGGTTATCAGAAATAATCCCCTTACATAAACCAGAAAGTAAATGAATGTCAGATTCTTTTGAATAGAGATCAATATTTGGTAAATCTAGAATATTACGTTGGATTTCAATAAGGGTAGATTTGAGTTCTTCGAGTTCGTTTTTAGAAACCTCTCCATCAAATCGAATATCAATAATTTGATCTCTAATTTGCTGGAAAATAACATTATTTTGTAATTCTTGTGCTTCTAAAATCCATGTGTCTAAATAAAGCAACTCTTGTTCTGTAATCTCACCATCACAAGTTATACCATCAATCATACTGATTAAGTTAGTAAATAGCTTATTGCGGTTTCTTACATAATTGTAACTATATAACTCATCTTTCATCGTATCCCCCTCAAATCCCTCGGGTTAATCGCTACCACTTCTTCATCTTCATCGTCAAACTAAACACCACGTGACTTAATCCACGATAGCAGCCGTTTTACCCAACTTGGCCGTTGTTGTTCAGCCAGTAAATCGCGCAAGTGGCAGGCAAATTCGTGCATTGCTTGCAACTCGGTTTCTTTCATTTCTTTAAAATAGTGTGACCCATAACATTTATCGGCATGCGTATTGATCACAAATTCAAGGTGCGCAGAACAATTACGCACAGCAAGAATTTCAGCTACTAATCTGGTGCGCGGAAAAGGGGCGCCTTCTTTATGATAGATATTCGTGATGTTCACATCTCGCCCAGCAAGATGGTGTACTGTGCTGTTTTCAATGGTTTGTTTTGTCATGGGCGGGTTACTTCTTGCCTATATTGATATCACGCCCCGCCACATTTTCAATAATACTGTTAGAAACTGTTTGCCCTGAAAGTGCGGTAGGGCTTTGTAGATTTTTCTCTTGCTCCCATAATGTATTAAAATCTCCCTTTATTAACCCTGCTTCAAGCATTGTCATAAAAGTGATAGCACTAGTTTTTTGCCCATCTTTAACCAAACGATTAAATGCCAACAATACTGTTCTTTCTAACGGTTCTAAACTCTCTTTTGTCCGTTCGCCTGTAAACAAATAATTAATATCCGCACCTAATTTAGAAAAAGCCATTAAGAAGTCTGAACTAGCAGCCCTCTCTCCATCTTCATAATAGTTATAAGTTCGCTTAGAAACTCCACAAAATCTAGCTATTTCATCTTGAGTAAGACCTAAACGCATACGTTCATTTTTTAACATTTGAGAAAATTGCACCATAATTCAAATTTTCCTATTGTAAGTTGCACAATTATGCAATAAAATATTTCCAAAATAAGATAACAAGGCTTAAAACGGATCGTTTTGATAAATACTCTAACAATATCAACAAATCCAGGGGGTGTCTATATGGAAAAAAATGATCTTAGTCATAAAACTAAGCGTAAACCTCGCCCTATACGCGAGGTTTCTGTGGCATTTCACATAACGTTAAACACAGAAGAAGGCGAAGTTTTTGAACGCAAACGGGAAAACTTGGGATTAGCAACCAAAGCCGCATTGGGGCGGATGTTGATTCGTCAGGGGTTAGGACTAGCAGATTAATAACCGTGCAATCCAAGGCAAGGTGCGATGTTAAAAGATAACGCTATGTCAACCCATATTATCGGCGATAACAATACGGTTGCCGGGCGAGATGTGAATATTACGAATGTTGTAGTGAATGTGTCTATTTATCTTCAGCGTAGCATTCCTACAGAATCGACATTGGAAACCGAAGTCAAGCCTAATGATGGATTGGGAAACAATTTACGAAAGTCTGAAACAGGTGTTTGAAGGGAATTAAAGACTTTTAAACCAATGAACGAAACGAATGATTTCTTGTTTTATGCAGTGGCGTTCTTTGTAAGTGAATAAACCCATTAACAACGCATTTAAAAAACACAGTTGGCGTGGGTTAAAGGTGTAATCAAGCAAGGTAAGAGTGGGATTGTTACTTAGTAAGATGAAATTAAGCCAAACAATTCCAGCAACAATAGACCAGTTAAGGATAAATATGAGAAATCGTAAAAATCGAGTCAGCATGGCATACCTCGTGGCGTTATTTTCAATGGTGTCGTGGTTTATGGTGTTGATTATCTTTTAATTTTAATAACCGTGCAATCCATATTGGGGAATGTGGAGAGTATAGGACAAAAGAAGGTGTGTGATATGGCAGCAAAAGTCGATGCATTATGTCCAGGATGTGGTAGCGATCAGATTGGGACGAGAACCTCTAGAAAGGCAGAAAATACCATTGTTTCTGAATGCTATTGCAAAAGCTGTGGGCGAGTTCATTTCGAACTTTGGACAGAAATTCGCAATATTAGTATCGGTACATTTACGCCGGCATTAATTCAAAATTTCAAAACAGCCGAACAGTGGGCAAAAGAACGTCAAATGCGTAAGCAAGGCAAGTTACCTGCAATAGACGAACGGCAAATCGAAATCCCTACGGATTAATTCTTAATTTTCCAACCGTAATTCAACCACCGTCGTTTGAAGAAATTCATTCGACAGGATTTTTGCAACCAAAATTTAGGAGTTTGAGCAAATGACAAGCAAAAAATATGTGTACAGCAAAGAAAAAAACACACCGCGTAGCCGTGTGAATGTGTGGCAGTTAAACAAAACCGTACAAGCACAGGCTCGCAACATTCAACTGTTGCAACGAGCAATTTCTCACCAAGCAAACGTGAATGCACAGCAAGTATTGCTGAATGAGTCACTCAGTGATCGCATTGCGTTACTTGAAGAAGAACAGTGGGCACGTGAACAAAGCATTTTCCAACGCTTTGCACGGTGGTTCCGTAAATAAATGAATGGGGGTGAGTGATGGCCTTAATGCCTTATTGCTTTGACGATGAAACGGAATCTGCCGCTGAAAAATGGTGCCGTGTTAATCAAGTAAAGGTGCCTGAAATCCGAAGTTTTGATGATGCGCTGCACTCGTTAAGCAAAAGCCAATTCCGTGTAGAACGAGAGTTTGACGGTTTACAACAAGGCTTTCGAGAAATGCTGTTGGAATTAGCCGATTTAGATTTTTCAGATTTACGTGCAGGGCATTTAACAGGGACTAAGCTCCATCACTACACAGAACAAGGACAACGCAAAATAGCCCGTGCACTACGTAAAGTGCGGTTACTTTCGGGAATGTTTTCACAAGGCGTAACAGAGCGGGAATTTACTCAAATTGATAAGAGGATGGGGGAATAACAAATGGCAGCAATAATTTTAAGCCGTGGTGCTTTGTCTCTTTGTGCAAAAGATGTTTATCACAAGCTAGATAATGCACAAGAACAATTGTTCGCTTATTTCTACCACTTAGATAAGGGCGATGAACAATCAGCGAATACGGCATTTAGTGAATATATTCGTTTGGGCGATATTGCAATTCAAGCGAAACGAGAATTAATGAAAAAACACGCCGAATGGGCAGACTGGAGAGAGAAAAGAAAATGACAAGTTGTTTAGTGATGTTTTTCGTGGTGGTGTTTGCCGTTCTTGGCATGGCTGTGACGGTAATGGGATTAATTGAGTTTATTGTCGATTCGTTAGATAGACGCTGGTAAGGAGGAATGATGGAAAACAATATTTGTATCGCTCTAGATTGTGGCGCAACGCTAGAAATTTTACCCATCGGCACCCGCTTTCAAGTGGTTGAAGTGATGGGTGATCAAGATAGTTGGTATGGCAAACAAAAAACAAGAACCGTGGGCAATTTACACAACACAATTTGGGGTGCGATTGAAGAAGTACGCCGTTATGACTTAGCCCAATATGAAATGTTGAGTTTGGAAGAATTACTCAGTGCAGTGAGTTCGACCAACAACAAAATCAAAGAATATTTTGAATATCACAGTGAATATTTAGCCAATACGGCAATGTAAGGATTCTTGATGATGAACTGGGAACTTGAGTGTAATGCTAATCTTGCCAAACGTGAGCAAGCAATGGCAGATGCACGTGCAGTGATGATGCAAAGTGCGGTGAATGTTGACCGCACTTTCGATGCTGCTCAAGCGACATCGGCGCAAATGGAATTATTTTCTGTTGCGCCGCACCAGTTCGATTATGTTGAAAAACTGCTTTCTGCGCTCCCTCGCAAACGCCAACGTGAGCATTTTCGCCATGTTTGGTTGCGTGCGTTCAACGGCGTGAAAGATGATGGCTCTATTGGGTTTAAATTCGGCAATAAACAGGCGGCGTATGCCAATACCTATTTGCGTGAAATCCTCACTAATCGCCTGAAAGCCGTTTTTCAACATTATCACGTTAGCCTTGATTGGTTGATTGACCGTGATACGCATTCACAAGCAGTCGCACTTTCTAAAGGCAAAAAGGCGGCTAACTTTCCGTTTTATTTGTTAAGTGAACATCAGCTAAAAGAAATGGCAGACAAATTAGCCCTGTTGTTTACGAAATTACAGTCTGATTTTGTCACCGAACAAGCGGAGCGGAAAGAACGTGGGGAAATATCTCTTGATGATTTCACCGCACTTTCTCGTGAAATGTATCGTCTTGTGGGTGAAGTGTGTGCGGATATTGGTTTTGCCTTACCAAATTGGGTGGCATTTATTGAGAAGCCTTATTTAGACATCAATAAAATAGACAGGGACCTAAAAAAAGCTGTATGCGAGGAACATTGGAATCGCCAATTAAAACGAGCGCAGGCACGCTTGAAAGAGCATATCGAAATTGGTTGCGGTGCAGTGTCGGCAAAAGTCAGTCCATATATTTCACAAAGTGCGCTAAACGATTATCAGGCTAAACGTGCCGATAATATGGAATTCCTCGAGCAAATGGTATTAGAAAACTTGGAAGATGAAACCGAGAGAATGCCATTGATTGAGATGTGGAAACATTCACCTAGTAATCCTCTCATTAAATGGAATGAGATGATAAACGAATTACGCGGAGTAGATGATTGGGCAAATCTCAATAATTTTGTTCCTCTGTTTTGGACATGGACCGCCCCATCCTCTTTTCATGCAACCCATGAATCTGGCAAAAACAATAAGAAATGGCAAGGCGCAAGCCCACGTGATACGCAACGTTATTTGACAAAAGCGTGGGCTCAACTTCGTGCGCAATTTGCTAAACGTGGTATTGGCTTCTTTGGCTATCGTGGCGTGGAACCACATCACGATGGCACACCGCACTGGCATTTATTGATTTATGTTGCACCAACACATAAAGAGACCGTCAATGAACTTTTCCGTAAAAAAGCATTGGAACTAAATGGCGATGAGTTCGGTGCGAAGAAATATCGTTGCAAAATTGAAGAAATCGATCCTGAAAAAGGTTCTGCGATTGGCTATATCGCTAAATATATTGCAAAAAATATTTACGCTGGAAATCAAGCTGATGAGAAATCCGATGAAGTGGAAGACTTAACTTTACGTGAAAACGTTGTGCGTGTAAGCGCATGGGCAAGCCTTTGGGGAATTCGTCAATTCCAGTTTTATGGTACGCCGTCAATTTCGACGTGGCGTGAACTTCGCAAAATTGATGATGCCATGGCAGCCGATGCAGATGATGATGTATTGGATATTGGTCGTACGGTGGCTGATGTGAGTTGCTTTGCAAGTTATATCAAGGTGCAAGGTGGCGCAATGACAAAACGTTGTGATCAACCAATTTGTATTGAGTATGAAGAATGCGAACCGAATAAATACGGGGAGATTCGCAAGAAAATTGTGGGGGTAAAAAACAGATTCACAGAAAAGAAAATCATCACCAAGTTAAAAAACTGGGTGATTAAATCAGCGAAAAGTGCGTTGGGTTCCACTGCACTTAATTCGGAGTCCACCGAAACAAACAAGGCGCATCGCGCCGCTTGGACTTGTGTCAATAACTGTAACCGCTCAAAAATTGAACAACAAGTTAATTTATTGATGTTGCCTATCGGTTCGCCATTAAAACCGTCACAAATTGACCTTTTAATGCGCCATGGACGGTTACGGCTTAATGACTATCGGTGGATTTGTTGTGAAAACGATGAAGTTTTCATTAAAGAAGAAAAAATTCCATTGGCTCAAGCCTTTGGTTGGGGCGAGAGCTTGGGGGATTTTAGGGTAAATTGATTAAAAGTGAGGTTAAAAATGAGAAAAATTGTTCAAATTGTTATGCATAACCATTCGGTAAAAGGCGATAATCGACCTTATCCACATATCTTGTATGGGCTTTGTGATGATGGTTCCGTTTGGTGGCTTGAGGCGGATAAGGATGGTCAAAGTCCATTCTATGGAAGTCATAAACCACAATGGCAACAACTAGCAGATATTCCACAGGATTAAGGAAAATACCATGACCAATATGCAGTTAATTGATGGTAAGCGATACGTGGTACTGGAGTGTGAATTTGCTAGAGAATGGCAAGTTGGGAGAGAAAGTCGAACAACCGTGACTTATAGCGAAGCAGAAGAAATCGCAGACCATTACAGAAAATATTTAAAAATTCCACCTGAGCGAGTCCTAATTGTGGAAGTACCTAATGTGATTAAACGTAGAGATTGAAAGGAAAGAAAAATGGCAGGTTTACAACAACTTATTAAAAACATCGAACAATGGGCAGAAGATCGCAATTTGATTGAGGGTTCTACACCGCAGAAACAATTCATTAAATTAATGGAAGAATTTGGTGAGCTATGCAGTGGCGTAGCAAAAAATAAACCTGATGTAATTAAGGATAGCATTGGGGATTGCTTTGTGGTGATGGTGATTTTGGCTAAGCAAAATCATATTGATAGCGTTTTAGAAACAATTAGTAATCTAGATTCATTTCAACCTGTTTTTAAATTAGACGTTGAAGAAATTATCGCGGAAACAGTCGTTAGCCTTGGTATGCTCGCAAGTGAATTAATGGGTCAAAACCTAGAAATGCCGACAAAAGTTGATGCTATATTCGGGTGTCCTTGCGTATCACTTAAATTAATTAGCAGAAAATATAATTTAATGCTAACAGATTGTGTGCAAGCCGCTTGGGATGAAATTAAAGACCGCAAAGGACGTATGATTGATGGTGTGTTTGTGAAAGAAGGGGATTTGTGATGATCACGAATGAACAAGTGATGGAAAAACTCGCTTCAATCGAGGCTTTATTGCAAAAAACTGTTATCAATGAACATAGCCGTGAATTATGGACTATTGATGATGTCGCTAAATATTTCGGGTTTAGTATGGATCATACTCGCAGAAATGTTATCGCCAGTCCTTTCTTCCCCGCTGCTGTGGCAATTTCTGGGCGGACAGGTGGGAAAAGCAAAGATTTATATGTATCAGGAGAGGTTGTTTTATTCTGTTTGAAACATAAAAAGCGAAAAGCAAGAATTTGAAAAAGGCGGGGATTAAACCCCGCCTTTGTTTTATAGCCGTTGAGCAATTTCTGCCATATCAGGTGCGTAATAGGTATTTTGCAGAATACTGAGATCTCTATGACCCGATATTTTGGCTAATACCATTACATCCACTTTTTCTGCCAATCTGGTTAAGGCTTCACGACGGGTATCATGAAAATGTAAATTGGCATTTTCAAGCCCTGCCATCTTTTTGAGTTTGCGGAAGTTGTGATCCAGTTGGCGTGCTTCCATTTGGAATACTCGCGGGTCACTTTCTGTTTTTACCGAAGTAAGATGTTGTAAAATCTCTATTGCTTTTACCGAAAGAGGCACCGTGCGTGAATGTCCATTTTTAGTAATTGGCAAAAAGGCAGTGCGCTTTTCAAAATTGATATTATTCCAAGTTAAACTTGCTATTTCCCCTGCTCTCATTGCTGTCTCTATCGCAAAAAGAAATGCTGCACCCGTGCGATTTTGTAAGGTTTTTGGCGGTTCAATATGTTCGACATCATAACCTGACACAAAAATCAGACGCTCAATTTCATGTTCATCATATCGACGAGTTCTAGGTGCTGGCGCTTTTGGTTTCTCAAGATATTTTAGGGGGTTTTCTGTTATAAAATCCCATTCAATCGCTTTGGCCATCAGAGCTGAAAGCGAACTACGTTCACGCAAAACTGTTGCTGGAGAGACTTCTTTTAATCGTTGATTTTGCCACTCACGGAAATGTGCTTTTCCTATTTCTTGTAAGGATATTGCTGCAAGCGGAGTGCGAGAAAGACGCAATAATCTTATCCGCTCTTCACGTTTCCCGCGCTTGGTTACAGTGACTTCTTTTAGATACTTATCAATCAGTTCATCCAATGTAATATCAGGGATTTCATTATACTTTCCTGATTCGAGCTGTTTTTCGAGCATTTCTGCCCATTTTTTTGCATCTGCTTGAGTCAAAAAGGTGGCTGATTTGCTCACGCCAAACTTGCGCACTTGTGCGCGCCAACGCTTGCCATTCTTGATAATTGTCGCCATTGTTTACTCCATAAAAATGTGTGCAATGCACGTGTGCAAAAATGTGTGCAATGGAGTATAGAACAGATCGAAATCGATCCCAATCGGTATAAAAATACTACCTTTTAGGCGATTTTGATATAAAAAAGAAGGTGTGTCTTAGTGTGTGGAATTATATAAACTATTGTTTTACTTATATTTTATCTATTTCTCTCTGAGAATTGGGGAATAGAGAAAAATAGAGATGGTGCGACTAGCTGGACTCGAACCAGTGACCCCCACCATGTCAAGGTGGTGCTCTAACCAACTGAGCTATAGTCGCACTGCATAAAGTGTCTGAAATTATAGATATTTTTAATCTAAAAACAAGTATTTTTCTTAAAACTCGAGATAACTGGCAAAAAAGTAAACAGTATTGCCTTAAATAACAGGGCTGTTTTTGATTTCCCAAATTTTTAAGCGTATAATGCGCACCGATTTTTCATCTGGCTAATATATAGCCAAGTAAAAATAGTATCTTTAAAATTTTGTAATTATTGACGGAGTAAATAATGTCTAGAAGACTAAGAAGAACGAAGATTGTATGTACTATGGGCCCATCAACTGACCGTGATAACAATCTTGAAAAAATTATCGCAGCGGGCGCTAACGTAGTTCGTATGAACTTCTCTCACGGTACACCTGATGACCATATTGGACGTGCTGAACGTGTACGTTCTATCGCGAAAAAATTAGGTAAAACCGTGGCAATCTTAGGTGATTTACAAGGTCCTAAAATTCGTGTTTCTACTTTTAAAGACGGTAAAATATTCTTAAGTGTTGGTGATAAATTCATTCTTGATGCAGAATTACCAAAAGGCGAAGGTACGCAAGAATCTGTTGGTTTAGACTATAAAACGCTTCCACAAGATGTTGTTCCTGGCGACATTCTTTTATTAGATGATGGCCGTGTTCAATTAAAAGTATTATCAACTGATGGTGCAAAAGTTTTCACTGAAGTCACCGTTGGTGGTCCATTATCAAATAATAAAGGCATCAACAAATTAGGTGGCGGTTTATCTGCAGAAGCATTAACAGAAAAAGATAAAGCAGACATTATTACGGCTGCACGCATTGGTGTTGATTTCTTAGCCGTTTCTTTCCCTCGTTCAAGTGCTGACCTAAATTATGCGCGTGAACTTGCACAACAAGCTGGTTTAAATGCAAAAATCGTTGCTAAAGTTGAACGTGCAGAGACAGTATCTACTGATGAAGCAATGGACGATATCATTTTAGCATCTGATGTCATCATGGTTGCACGCGGTGACTTAGGTGTAGAAATCGGCGATCCTGAATTAGTCGGTGTACAGAAAAAATTAATCCGTCGTTCACGTCAATTAAATCGTGCTGTAATTACAGCGACTCAAATGATGGAATCAATGATTAGCAACCCAATGCCAACTCGTGCTGAAGTAATGGACGTTGCAAACGCAGTATTAGATGGTACTGATGCGGTTATGCTTTCTGCAGAAACGGCTGCAGGTCAATATCCTTCTGAAACAGTAGCGGCAATGGCTGGCGTATGTTTAGGTGCAGAAAAAATGCCAAGCATTAACGTTTCTCGTCACCGTATGGATAAAGAATTTGAAACTATTGAAGAATCTGTTGCGATGTCTGCAATGTATGCAGCAAACCACATGAAAGGTGTTGCAGCGATTGTCACTTTAACTAGCACAGGTCGTACTCCATTATTGATGTCACGTATCAGCTCAGGTTTACCAATCTTTGCTTTATCTCGTAATCAAGAAACCTTAAACCTTTGTGCACTATACCGTGGCGTAACTCCAGTTTATCATGGTGAAGATAGCCGCACAGAAACCAGTGCAAAAGTAGCACTTCAATCATTAAAAGAAAAAGGTTACTTATCTACTGGTGATTTAGTGCTTGTTACTCATGGTGGTCAAGGTGCGACACAAACCAACGTATGTCGTACATTAATTGTTGAATAATCAACAATCTAGATACGTTAAAATGAAAGAGCGGTGGATTTTTCCACCGTTTTTTATTTCCTTTTTCTACCGCACTTTTCACTTAAACCCAATAGATATTTGCGGTATCATAGGCGACATTCTAGTATCTAAATAAGTCCTATGGCATCACAACCTCAAATCAAATCTTCTGACAAAAAAACGGCACAAATAAGTATTCCACCACACTCACTTGAGGCTGAACAAGCTGTATTGGGTGGCATAATGCTGAGCAATCAACATTGGGATGGCATTGCTGAACGTGTGATTGCTGACGATTTTTATACTTTTCAGCATCGTCTAATTTTTACAGAAATGGAACATCTAATGCGTAATCAATCGCCTATTGATTTAATTACGCTAGATCAAGCCTTAAGAAGCCGTGGTGTAAGCGATGAAGTAGGTGGATTTGCCTATCTAGCAGAGCTTTCCAATAATACTCCAAACGCGATTAATATTTTTGCTTATGCAGATATTGTGCGCGAGAAAGCCATATTACGAGAACTTATTTCGGTAGGAAATCGCATTGCTGAAAATAGCTATTCTCCCAAAGGGCAAGACATCAAGTTAATTCTTGATGAGGCTGAGCGTGAAGTGTTTGCGATTGCAGAAAAACGGACGACTTCTAGCGAAGGCCCACAGAATGTGATCAATGTGCTGGAAAGTACTATTGAAAAAATCGATATTTTGAGCAAACTTGAAAATCATTCAGGCGTAACGGGCATTACGACTGGTTTCACTGATCTTGATAAAAAAACGGCAGGTTTACAGCCTTCTGACTTAATTATCGTTGCAGCTCGTCCGTCAATGGGTAAAACCACCTTCGCTATGAACCTTTGCGAAAATGCCGCAATGGCAAGTGAAAAACCCGTTTTAGTATTTAGTTTAGAAATGCCAGCAGAACAAATTATGATGCGTATGATCGCATCACTTGCTCGCGTTGATCAAACTAAAATCCGAACAGGTCAAAATTTAGATGAGATCGAGTGGAACAAAATTGCCAGCGTAGTTGGGATGTTCAAGCAAAAAAATAATCTTTATATCGATGACTCTTCAGGCCTAACGCCTACTGATGTTCGTTCCCGTGCACGCCGAGTTTATCGTGAAAATGGTGGATTAAGTATGATTATGGTGGATTATTTGCAATTAATGCGCGCACCCGCATTTTCAGATAACCGAACACTAGAAATCGCAGAAATTTCTCGCTCCCTCAAAGCGCTCGCCAAAGAATTACAAGTGCCAGTGGTCGCCCTTTCTCAATTAAATCGTACTTTAGAACAACGTGGAGACAAACGCCCTGTAAACTCAGATTTACGTGAATCGGGCTCCATTGAACAAGATGCAGACTTGATTATGTTTATTTACCGAGATGAAGTCTATAACGATAACTCAGAAGATAAAGGTGTTGCAGAAATTATTATCGGTAAACAGCGTAACGGCCCGATTGGTCGAGTGCGGTTAAAATTTAATGGACAATTCTCACGCTTCGATAATCTCGCCGAACAACGTGAATATCATGATGATTATTAA